GTTTATCTAATTCATATAAATTAGATTGCACTACTGCTGATGCTTCTCCGTCTGCTGGAGATAGATTATATTTTTATTATCAATTTGAAGGTAGAGATGTACAACTTTTAGAAAAAGGAACATCAGATGCTAAAAAAAGCACACTAGCTTTTTGGGTAAAGTCAGCTAAAACTGGAACTTACACAGTACAAGCATACGACAATGATAATGGCAGAGCAGTATCAGTACAATACACAATTAGTTCTGCAAATACTTGGGAACATAAAGTTCTTGTTATTCCAGCCGATACAACTGGTGCTTACGGTAATGACAATGGCTCTAGTTTAATTTTCTTATGGTACTTAGGAGCTGGTACAAATAGAACTTCTGGTACTTTACAAACTTCATGGGCTTCAGATGTAGCAGCCAACACAGCAGTTGGTAATGTAAATTTATCAGATAGTACTTCTAATGATTGGTATATTACTGGAGTGCAGTTAGAAGTAGGAGAATTTAATTCTGATAATCTACCCCCTTTTGAGCATGAAAGTTCGGCAGAAAACGAAATGAGATGCATGAGATATTATCAAAATACTTGGAACACAGTTAATGGTCAATATCCAGTTTCTACAGCAACACAAAACACTTGCATTACTACTTCTTGGAACGATGGTAATGCTCCATTTCAAGGAATGTTTCCAGTTCAAATGAGAAGTACACCTACTGTAACTCTTTACGCAAGAGGTGATGGTGCTAGTGGTAATGTAAATCAAAATGGAAGTAATAAATCTTGTAGTCCAGCTGATACAAGTGAAAAAACTATTGGTTATTTAAATGTTAGTAGTGGTACTAATCTTGTTTATACAGCATGGCACCATGTTTTAGATGCGGAGTTATAATGAAAGAAATTAAAAAAATTAAAAAAGTAAATGACTTTTATACAGGAGAATTTTCTTGTTTTAATGTAACATTTTCAGATGATGAAATATCTTCTGTGCCAAAAGATGAAATGAATATGGACTATCAAGCAATACTTCAATGGGTTGCAGATGGTAATACAATCGAGGAAGCTGATGATTAATCCTAAATGTGATTGTGGGAAAGACGAGTGCGATTGTTGTTAAATGAAAGTAAGCGAATCAACCGAAATCGGACTACCCCTTAAGAATCTTTTAGGCCTATTAGCTGCCGTTGCAACAGCTGTCTGGGCATACTTTGGAATTATTGAAAGACTAAACAACATAGAAACACAAGGCAAACTAATGGTTGCTGATGTAGAAAAAAATACTGAATTTAGGATTAAGTGGCCTAGAGGAGAAATGGGATCACTACCAGCTGATAATGAGCAGTTTATGTTAATAGAACATATAGCTGGCCAAGTAGAACAACATACAAAACAACTTGAGGGTGGTATGCACAATAAAGTAAATATTGAGTTTCTAAAAGAACAGGTACAAACCTTACAAAAAGATGTTGAGGGTTTAAAGGACAAGGTTAGATCAAGTGGTGGTTAGTACAGTTTTTGCTTTGCTTATGATAGTAAATGCTTCACTTGATGGTCATTTATTAACAGATGGATTATCTGAGTGCTTAAAGTTAAAAAGGGAAGCTGAGAGAAATCTAAGTTCATCCAGAGAGAATGTAATACAATATAGATGTGGTCAAGTGGTTGCTGAACTTGAACCAGATAGCGAGGGCAACATGAAAATCAAAACCATCATAGAGAAAAAATTCTAATGATTAAATTAGTAATGGCAATAATAATAACAACAATGCCTGGTTGGGAGTCTGTTAGATATACTGGTTATTTATATCCAGATATGCAAACTTGTTTGTCATCAACTGAATTGTATGTTGAGCAATATAAACAGATTGCTAAAAATAGAGGAGATGACAAAGCACATTTTAGTTCAATATGTTTTGTAGTTGACTCATACCCTATTAAAAAATTTGATAGCATGATCCAGGGTATCTAATGGCTGAGTGGGAAAAAGAAATTGCTGAACTTAAAACAGATGTAAAATACATCAGAGAAGATGTTAGCATAATGCAAAAACAAATTAGAGATCTAAATTATTCTGCCAACACAGGCATGGGTTTTTTTAAGGGAATAATTATAATAGGATCAATACTAGCTGCTATATATACTTGGTTGAAAATCGTTGAATAGTTTTGACTTATTTAGAAAATCTAAACAAAGTTAAAAAAGGTTTAGAATCAGAATATTATGCTGCTGCCTGGCTAACAAAAAAAAATTACACTATTTATTGGAAAACACAGGACAATGATGTCATTGATCTTGTGGCCGTACATAGAATTAGTGGAGAGGTAATAAAGATAGATGTAAAAACTGCATCTATTCGTAAGACCTGGAAACCTGGAACTGTCATATCTAGGAATGTGAGCAAATATCAAAAACAATTAGGAGTAAAAATTTTGTATGTCTTTAAAGATGGAAGCTGCAAGTTTAAGTGAATTAAAAAAAAGAATTGAATTACATGAGGGCAAGGTCAATACACCTTACAAAGATACACTTGGTAAGTTAACTGTGGGTATCGGCCATCTTGTTACTAAAGAAGATAATATCGAAGAAAATAAAGAATATTCTGACGATTTTATTTATAAATTATACGATCAAGATTTTGATAAAGCTATAGAGGGTGCAGCTAGAGTGTGCGAGGGTATGGATTTACCAGATAAAAAATTTGGTGTGTTCATAGAAATGGCGTTCCAGCTGGGAGCTACTGGCCTGTCAAAATTTAAAAAAGCCTTGGCAGCAGCTAAAGATCAAAACTGGCAAGAGTGCCACGACCAGCTACTTGATAGTCGCTGGCATCAACAAACGCCAAATAGAGCAAAAATGTTGGCGTCAATAATCCTGGAGGACTAATGGAAAAAATTAAATACTTTTGGAATGGTCTTACTAAAAGAGGTAAAATTTTAGTATCATCACTTATTATAATTTTTGTTTTAATTATCATTAACAGCATCTAATGGTCTGGCAATTATTAGCTAAACCTCTTTTGTCTGTTGCTGGGGATGCAGTTAAAGGGTTTGTAGAAACAAAAAAAATTAAAGGCGAAGTTAAGATAGCAACCTTAAAAGCAGAACAAAAAAGACAAGAAGATATTGCTGCGGGAAAAATTAAATGGGAACAATCAGCTATCGATCAAATGAAAGGAAGCTGGAAAGACGAGTTTGTATTACTTGCCTTAATGATTCCCGCAATTTGTTCATTTATTGGACCACTACAACCACACATAGCAGAGGGTTTTAAAATTTTGAACACCCTACCTGAATATTATAAACACCTTTTATATTTAGCGTGTAGCGTGTCGCTAGGGTACAGAGCAGCGCCAGGAGTAATGGGGTTATTTGGCAAGAAGAAGTAAAAAGAAAATAATTACATTACCTGGTATGTGGTTTTTTTCTAAAACAAGAATTGAACAAGAAAAATATAAAAAAGAAAACAGACATTTCTCCTGTATCAATCACACAGATGATCCCATATTTTCTAAAGACTCAATGAGGTCCTGGATGTGTGGAAAGTGTTTTTTTAGAGAGACTAGCTAAAAAAAACAGCTCAAAAACGACCCACCAGTGCGTTTGTAGCAAGTCGCCTGTGTGATTGTACCCCCCTAATTATTGTAAAATTGGCCTATTTTGTTACTAGCAGCTGTTAGTGATTTTATGTCTTGCCAGTTCCTACCTCTTTCATAAAGCAGCGTCATATGTTTAGAGCTATGATCTAAATGTGCTTTGCTTGTTTCATCTAGGTCTAAATACTTTCTAAATTTAGCTCCTAAACTTCTAAAATCATGTGTGCTAATATTTCCATTCCATCCAGCAATCTTAAATAATTTTTTAATATTATCTAAAATTATATGGTATGTTTTGTAACTTCCATTTCCAGCTGGTAATAATATATTTTTAGGATTGTGCCACATATCTAATTCTTGCAGCCACTCTTGATAGTTTTTAGTAAATTGTTCTGATACAAATACAACATTTGCAAAACCTTTGTTTGCAAAATCTGTTTCATATTGTCTAGGCAAATATTCCATAACATTAGTTTTTATATCTACTTTTTTGTCTATAACAAAACCATGTAGTTTAGTGCTGTAATCATTTTTAAGTAATGGTATTATTCTAGATATTCTTTGGTTAGCTTCTAATAATATTTTTAATGTAATAAACCAATAGCTTCCAGGGTATTTTGTACCCTCATAACTTGACCTCAATCGTGAAACATCTAAAACTTTATTTATTATTTTTATTGTATCGTTTGGACTATCTGTTTTTAGAATATCTGGTACTTTTTTTATTCTTCTTTTCCACGCAGATGTAAATACAGATCTGCTTACTTGCTTTGTAATAAACATAGGAACACCCATATTTTCTGTTGCAGCAACATTTAGTATAGCTCCTAATCTTGCCCAGCTGGATTTATTTTGTCTTAATTTAAGTTCAGTCAAAAATTTAGACTCTAAAGAAGTTAAAAAATTAATATCAATATCTTTTACAGGATAATCTTTTAAAAATACTCCGTTGTGTTCTATGTATTTTATAGCATCCCAGCTAAATTTATAATCTCTTAATGTATTTTCACTTATAATTTTATTATCTCTTTTTCCTAATTGTATCTTATATTCTATTTGTGCAGCATCTTCTAATATTGCATTTTCAACTGTATAAATATTAGAATTAATTTTATTTTTGTATTCAGTACGCAAATCATCTGCCTGACTTTGTGTAGCTGCATACACCCTGTCAGTAATTTTTTGCTGTGTTTTGTCAAAGACATCAAAGTAATATTTATTATTATTATTTTTTTTGTTGACTCTTGCAGCTGGTGTTGGTCTTACATTTCTAACAGTAAATCTACTCATATATTGTGTTATATATACTAACAGACTAAATTAAAATATTTTTGTTATGTTTTTTTTGTTATGTTTTTTGTTATGTCTTTTTACGAAACTGTACGAAACTACATGAAACTTTGCGTTACCAAATGAAACCAAATGAAACCTTATGAAACCCAATAAACCTATGTTATACAGATTTGGGACCAGGGGGTCGAAGGTTCGAATCCTTTCTCCCCGACCATGTTTTCTGCCGTTTTTTAAACTTGGTCAGTACCCTCTTTATGATTTTGATAGACTATTTGATAGACTAACTTACCAATTTTTTCTAAACTATCTAATCTAGTTTTTAAATCTGATTGATCATATATTCTA